CATGCGACAGACGCTGAACAGCGGCATGGAGTCGACCTCGGTCATCTCTCGCAGCAGCCAGGAGTCCGGTGCGTTGTCCGGGTACATGTCCGAGATGTTGTCTGGGATCGTGGCGAACGCGAACTGCCCGCCTGCCGCGTAGCCGGGAAGCTCGAACAGCGCGAGGTTGTCCGTGTGCAGCTCGTCCTTCGTGCGCCCGAGGATCCGCCCGATGGTTCCCTCCGGGCCCTTGTCGATGTCCGTCCACAACAGCTGCTTCAGGATGGCGTCCACACGATGTGGGGCTGCGCCGCCCACGGCCTTCTCGCTCTTCTCGTTGGGGATGTCGACCGTGCTCGACCGACCCGAGATGGGGCTGAGGTTACCCCAGCGATCGATCCACTGCGTCCCCAGCCGATACGTCCCCTTGTCCAGGACGCCCGTGACTTCGGTTGCCCCGGCAGGGGTGCGTCCGTGGCCGACGCGCCCGAACTTGAAGTCTTCGTGCATCGTCGTGCCGTCGTGGACGTAGCCCGACTGAGGCACATCCTCTACGGTCGTGTCGTTGTCATCGAAGATCGGCCCGTGGCCTGTGGGCGTCCCGGGGGCGCGGTCGTACCCGAGGGGCAGCACCTCCTCGCCGTCGTAGAAGTACGCCCGAGCGCCCTGGGGCGCGATGACGATGCCCGTGGGCGTCACCTCGAACTGCGTTGGGAACCGAGGACGCGTGTCGTCTGGCAGCTCAGCCTCGCGCTGCGGCGTGCTCGCTGACGAGCCCAGGAGCACGCGCCACGCACGGCGCCAGCCCTCATAGACCCAGATCTGATCTGCCGTGTGGACGAGGATGACCTCGCGCTCACCACCACGCAGCTTCGCGTGGAAGATCCCGTGCATGGTGCCGTAGGCGGGGTAGCCTGCGCCGTAGTCCGGCACCATCGGCGCGGGGCCCCAGACGGCGCGGAGCGTACCCTCCTCCGTCGGGAACATGTTCTCCAGGCGAGCGGCCACACCATCCGGCTGGATGAGCTGGCCGGACTCGATCCGGATGAACAGCGGACCAGCCGACTGCCTGAGTCGCCGATCCGCCATGAACTACTCCGCGGCCTCGGGCTTCTTCTTGGTGGCCGGCTTCCGGGCGGACGCCTTGGGGGCCTTGGCGGCCTTGGCGGCCTTGGCCTTCTCCAGGATGCCTTCCAGCGCGGCGACGCGCTCGGTGAGGCCCTCCAGCGACGCCATCACGTCGCTGAGCGAGCCGACGTACTCCAGGCCCTGGAAGGCGTCGTCGGACTCCTTGCAGCGGAGCGGCACCTCGCGGTACCCGTAGAGCGTGCCGCCACGGTCGCCGTTCTCGGCCTCCTCCATCGCGACGACGATTGCGTACTCCGTCCCCGAGCCCTCGCGGCGGGACAGCTTGTAGATGCCGCCCGGCTTCATCTTGACCTTGAGCGCATCTCGCGCGGCCTGCTTGGCTTCCAGTGCAGTCTTCGTCGTGGCCATGTCTCAGATCCTCTTCATCAGGTGTTGCGCCACCACTTCCGGTGCGGTCGGCGGCGTCGGTACCCGGGCGTCGCACGGGCAAACCGTGTCATAACACCGCGGGACGCAGGTCGCAGCGTACCATAGCGCTTTCGCGCTTCGCTCAGCTCGTGGTCGTAGCGCGACATCGACAACTTCGCACGTGCCGGATCCCCCAAGGACTCGTACGCGAAGACCAGTGCCCGGGAGAGCAGCAGCGTGGCGGCGACCTCCTCGTGCAGGTGCGGTGCATCTGCGTCGTCTTCGAGCAGCGGAGGCTTCCGCACGCAGCGGCAGTCGATCTCGTAGCGAGCATCTGGACGCGGGTGCAGGGCGATCGACTGGTAACCGTGGACAGGACGCAGCCGGCGGTGGTAGTCGGGAGACTGCAGCCCATCGTCCTGCCAGCTCAGCACCCAGTCCTCGACCTCCGCGATCAGGTAGTAGGCATCCGGCGTCTCGATCTGCGTACCTCCGGAGTCGATGGTCGCCAGGGGCCCCACGGAGTAGAGCGCCGTATCGACGGTGTGTCTGCGACGGTAGATCCGCTTGCGGAACCCCGCGTGCAGGTAGCGCGTCGTGCCGAGACGCCCGAAGCCCTGCATGAACCCGAAGTTCGGCAGCGTGACGAGGATGCTGCCTGAGGCACCGGGACCGGGAACGCCGTTGGCGGCGGTGATCGTAGCGCTGAGCGGGCTCGGAGGACTCTCCCATCGAGGCTCGGGGAACGCGCTGGTCGACGCCAGGATCGACCCACTTGGGCCGGAGTTCTGGATCTCGTCGTCGCGGTACCCCCACACGTACGTGTAGACATAGCTGAACTGGCCGGCAGGCTCCGGGCCCAACCAAGGGTTGGCGACCTCGTCCTGGATGGTCAACGTCGGGGGCGACGTCGGAGCAGGCAGGTTGACGTGACCTCGGCGGAACGCTGACCGGGGTACGCCCGTGGGCACGTTCGCGGGCGAGTCGTCGAAGGAGTACTGCTCCGCGTCCATCTCCCCGATGATGTCGAGGGGCCAGTTCTGGTTCGGCTCCACCAGCCGCAGCGAGCGCACCTCGATGACGTCGTCAGGCAGCGAGTACGTCTGGTTGTAGATCCGGTAGTCCATCGCCGTGTCCGTGACGTTGTGCCACGGACGGTACAGGCTCATGAACTGCCGCACTCCACCGACGTCCTCCCGCCAGATGTCCCGGATGCGGTGCTGGTGAACACGTCCGTCGGGAGCCGTGACCTCCACCATGCGCGAGTCCCAGTACCCGTCCTCGTTCCAGTCGGTGATGCCCGCCGTGGCCGTGGGGAGGGTCCGCTCCAGAACCCACGGATCTGTCGCGTTGACGCGCAGCGTGTCCGCACCCGCGGCCAGACCCCCCTGTGCAGGGAAGTCGGGCAGCGTGGCGAAGCGCACCGTGTCCTCGAAGAAGACGAACGGCACCTCTTGCGCCATCGCGACGTAGGCACGGTTGATGAAGCCGTTGAAGCGGACGATCGCCTCAGGGGACTGGGTGGGAGCCCAGTCCAGTTCGGCGAAGATCCGCGTCCGGAGATCGAGGAGATTCACGGTGCGGACCTCGTAGTCAGCCGACTACCCCGGGCAGTTGAGCCAGGAAGTCGCCAGGGCGGTCGCCAGGGCGGCCTCGGTCGCCATGCCGAAGGCGTGGTCGGTGACCGCAGCGACGTCGTCAGCGCGGCCAGCGACGGCGTTGCCGACCACGAGCGCGGTGTCGGCGGTGATGCCGCCCGTGTCAGCCAGCACCTCTCCGATCCCGAGCTTCTGGATGAAGCCGTAGGAGCCGAAGGCGATGGTGTGCTGGGCGACGCCCATGACGCCCGCCGTGGCGGTGCCCGTGGGGGCGAGGTTGCCGGCGTAGGTGGCCACGCCCAAGTCGCGCGAGACGATGCTGCCCTGCGCGAACGCGGTGGCGGCCTCGGCGTTGAGCACGTAGACCCAGACCCGGGGACCCAGGTTCGCCCGGTCGCCCACCATGACGGCGGGGTCGACGAGGAGCTGGCCCAGGGGAGCCTGCTGATCGGTGGTGACGAGCGCCGATGCGACGCCCGCTGCGGTGGTGTAGAGACCCATGACGTTCAGCTCCTACGGGATGGACCCGCCTTCGATCACGAAGTTGCAGCGGGGCTGCACGCAGTGCATCCCCATGTAGAGGACCAGCTCGTACCGGAAGGCGTCCTGGTCGGGAATCCGGAAGGGGCCGCGGGAGTCGAAGAAGCCCTTGGTCTCCTTCTGCGCGTCGTGGCCCAGGGTGTAGGCGTGCCACGAGGACGTCGCCAGCCCGTAGATGACGCCGTTCCGACCCGCACCGCCGTTGAAGGCGGTGATGTCGATGGCGTCCTCCAGGAAGAAGTCCGCCTGGAGGAACTTGACGCCCTCGCGGATCTTGCCGGGGATGTGGTCGTTCTCGACCGACTGGACGCGGACGTGGTCGTCCAGGTCTTCCAGGTAGTTGAGGTAGGACGCCTCGTCGCCGAGCATCAGGTCGATGCCCTTGTCGAACTTGGAGCCCTGGCGGCCCGCACGGAAGTACTCACGCCGCATGATCCGACGACCGTCGGTGCCCATGGAGGTGATGAGCCCGTACTGGTTGTGCCAGCCGGTCACGCCACCAGCGCCGCCGGACTTGACGAGCCCGTGGACGGTGTCGGTCTGCGCGGTGGTCGCGGCGAACTCGAAGATGCCGTCACGCGCGGTGCCGTCGGGCGAGTACGTGGTGTCGCCGTTGAAGGTCAGGAAGCCGCCCACGTCGGTGCCGTTGCCCACCACGGTCTGGTCGGCGAGGCGCTCGTGGAAGTCCGAGAGCGCCAGCTCCGGGTAGGACTTGATGATCTGGCCCATGTCCTGCTCGCCGCTGGCCTCAGCGAGGTCCTTGGCGGGCACGTCGTACGCGTAGATCATGCGCGGAGCGTAGGTGTTGCCGCGCTGCGCGTTCTGGCGCCGGCCGCCTCCGATCAGCTCGGAGCCGCTCACCACGTGGGTGACCTGCCCGGGGCCGTCGGTGACGACGTTGAACTCGCGGTAGGGGCCCGTGAGGACGTTGCGGGAGAAGTTGCCCTTGAGGACGACGCGCTGCAGCACCGGGTGCCACTGCGTGAACATCTCGCTGTACTTGGGCATCAGCTCCTGGAGCGCACTCGCCAGGACGTCAGGGGAGATCGCCATTGTCAGTTCCTCTTGATCTTCAGGACGTTGCGGATCGCCGCTGAGCGCTCCGCGGAGAAGGGATCCAGGCTGGCCTCAGGGGCCACCTTTCGCGGCTTGGGCGCCGGCTTGGAAGTGGTTCCGTCGGCGCCACCGACGATGGCTGCGGCAGGACGCGGCTCCGGAGTCGCGGGACGAGAACCCGCAGCCTGAAGGCGCGACATGAGCTTCAGGACGTAGGGCCCGGAGGCGCCGTTCTTCACCGCCTCCACAGCCATGTCGCGAGCATCGGGCTCCGCTCGGGACAGCTCGGCGGCCAACTCGGCCTCCATGCCCAGGCCGAACAGCTCCTTGTAGGTCTCCCACCGGGCGTCATCGGAGAAGACGTCCTTGTAGTGGTGCATCATCCAGCGAGCGTGCCGCTCGATGGCGGCCGTCTGCTCGGCCTTGACCTGGGCCTTGAACGACGTCAGATCCTGCCGCGCCTGCGACAGCTCCGACTCGACCGAGGCGTGCTTGCTCTGCCACTCGTCGCGCTCACCCGTAACCTCGGCGATCCGGGGGTCGTCCTCACCGCTCAGGTACGCGTTGAAGACGTCCTGATCGAAGGAGACCTTGTCGTACTTCTCGCGCCAGTGCGCTTCGAGGCGCTCCAGGGCGGGACGATGCGTGTCCGGCACGCCGTCAAGCGACGCCGGATCCCACGAATCCCAGTCGTACGGAGGCGGCGCCTCGTCCACGACGGGAGGAGGCTCCGGAGCGGTGTCCTTGGGACCAGTGTCCGCAGGCGGGGCTCCGACGACCTCGGTCACAGCGAGAGCCGCAGCAGTCGCCTCCACCGCAGGTGCGGCAGCGGGACTCGTGTCGACCGCAGGGGTCTCGACCTCGGGGGTGGTGACGACATCACTCATCGTCGGCACCCTCGTCGGTGTCGTAGCCGTGCTTCTTCATCGCGTTGCGCACGCCATCGAGGCGCATCACGTCGATGTCCATGCCCTCATCTTCGCCTGCAGGCTCTTCGATACCGGGCTCTTCGCCGCCCAGTTCGATGCCCGCCGATTCCGTCGGGACGACATCGTAGCCGGAGTCCTTCAGCCAGGACACGATCGCAGCCGGATCGTCTCCGTGCTCCTTGAGCGCCTGTGCGACTGCATCCTCAGGTGTGGACGGCGCCGCTGTCTCGGCAGCAGGCTCAGCCGACGGCTCAACTGTCGGCTCAGCCGAAGTCTCGTCGTCGATCATGTCCAGGGAGGGATCAGGCAAGAGGGGCTCCTCGTGTGAAGGGTGTACCGGAAACGATACGGGGTGTCAAGAACGACACGCGTTTTTCCGGTCACGCTCGCGGCGCTGGTGGTTGCACTGGTCTTCGTAGTCGCGGAACCCACGCGCCTTCGCCCGGGACTCCGCCTTCGCTCGGGTCTTGTCGTGATGGCTTCGCCACGAGGAGTCGTCCTTGGTGAGCATCCGCGCCCCGGGGTTCTCCGCCTCGTACTGCTTGATCTGCGACTTGGAGGTGAACTCCAGACCCGCATGCTTGATCACCAGCGGCTTGGAGGGCAGCGGGCCGGAGATGCCCGCAGGCTGTCCATGTCCGTAATAGCGCTCCGCCGGCTGCCCGCAGTCAGGGCAGGTGAGGCCGTTCTCGGAGAACTCGTCCACCGACATGACGTCGTCGAAGAGCTTGTCGCAGGGCCGGCAGCGGCCTTCGTAGAGGATCACAGCTGCACTCCTGCAACAGGCTGCCCCAGGCCGGGCGACGGAGCGGGATGCCCCGGGCCGCCAAGGGGCGTGATGGGCTTCTCGACCGCGGGCGCCATCTCCGCGCCACCAGCCACCGTGTCCCCGCCCTCCGGCGGAGCGGGCATGCCCTGAGCGCTCGCGGCGGCCTGCGCTTCAGCCTGCTGGGTCGCGGGGTCGATGAGCGCGTCCTCCAACTCCATCAGCTTCGCGAGCTTCTGGTCGACCTTCTTCTGATCGAAGTTGGGAGACTCCACGAAGTAGGGCATCCACGACTGCATGCTCTTGAGCTGCACGAGTCGGTGGTTCTCGGTCGGACTGTACGGGATCGCGTCGTAGTCGTAGTCGAGCGGACCCTCATCCTCTTCGTCTCGGATCTCACCCGCGGCGATCAGCTCCCGCGTCACGTCCATCGTCGAGTGCATGTCCGTGAGCCGCACGGGGATGACGCTCTCGGCGTCCAGGAACTCCTCGTAGAGCCCCATGGCGACCGCAGCCATCCAGCGCACCACGTCGTAGACCTTGGCCTGCCGCCGCCCGTTGCGGGTCTTGGTGGACTGGTCTGCGAGCGCCAGCTCGGTCGCCACGTCGGACGCCCCGACGCCACCGCGGGCGAACTTCGGGATGCCGAGGATGTACTCAATGTTGGTGATCAGCCGCTCCCGCATCACCTTGAAGCTCGGGTTGATCTGCGGGGACTGCGAGTGCATGATGATGTTGGTGAGCGGCTGCTCCTTCAACGCCTCGATCGGAGTCAGCTTCCCGGGGTACGCACCCTCCTCCTTGACGGCGTAGAAGTTCTCCGGATCATCGAGCAGCCCTGTGTGCACGTACGTCTCCGGGATGGACGAGTGCGCGTGCATCAGCTCCAGCGTGTCGATCTCGTTGAGCCGCTCAAGGCTCGGCTCGATCAGCTTGATGTCCGACAGCCCGCCGATGTTGCGCAGGCTGTCGTTGAACGTCAGCATCCGGAAGACGTTCTTGACCCGCCGGTACGGCATCTTGCCTGCGAAGAGCGGCTCGCTGGCGTCGTCGAGGTAGTGGTAGTAGCGACCGGACGTGAAGTCGTAGAACTCGTAGACGGTGATCCACTCGAACGCTTCCCGCGCAGCCTCGATCACCGTCACGTCAGCGTTCGCACTGTCCTTGAGCCACTCCGGGTACTTCCCCGTCTGCGCCTTCTTCGCGACCTCCTCCTTGTACCGACCCGCCTCGTTCCCTCGCCCAGGCTTCTTGACCCGGGCGGCGAAGTCCGCCTGCGTGATGACGGTGACGTGGATTGCGTAGCGGATGTCCTCCCACCTCCCGGCGGAGAGGTCGAACCAGAACTGTCGCGGATCGATGACGATGAAGTCCGGACGAGCGCTCTTCTTCGAGTACACGCCCTTGACGACGCCCCGCCCGTAGATGCCCGCATGGGTCGCCAGCGACCAGAGCAGCTCCTTGCTGTTCACCTGCTTGAAGGCGTAGTTGATCAGCGCCTCTCGCGCCTCGGCCTGATCCTTCAGGTCGTCCTTCTTTGCAGCGACGGTGACCTGGGGGTTCGCCGGCACGACGTTGGACACCATGGTGTCGATGAAGGCGTACGGGTAGTTCGATTCGACGGAGAGATCGTCTTCCGTCTCTTCGATGTCTGCACCCGTAGGCTGGTCCGCGTCGGTCGGTGCGTACTCGGAGTTGTACCACGCCGCCCACTTGTCAAACTGGGCACGCTCCGCGTTGCCGTACTCCTTGTGGGCCCGGATGATCGCGGGAATCTGTGCTGCAGTGAGGGGCATGCTCTACTCGCCTCCGCCCAGCGACTCACCGCTGGACCATCGGTACTCGCGAGCAGCTTCGGTCTCGTAGTCTGGAGTGACCCCGAGGGTCGCCTTCGAGACGCTGGACCCGATCTGCTGCTTCCGCGTCTTCGCGAGGCGCTCCGCCTGTCGCGGCTCCAGCTCCTGGCTCTCCGCAGTGAGCGCGTTCCTGGCGGCAGTCTGCCGCGCGTCGTCCATCGTGTTGAGCGATTCGTCTGTGATCGGCATGATCTACTGGCCTCCGCCGAGAAGGTTCTTGCGGTAGTCCGTCATGGCGTTGGACACAGCCTTCTTCCGAGCCTCGTCCATCGTCTCCTCGCCTTCTTCCTCTTCAGGATCTGCATGCTCGTCGGACGTGCGGTTCTTGGTGTCTCGGCCGGTGAACTGGCCCAGCATCTCTCCAGCCATGACTACTCCGTGGGCAGCTGCGACTTCAGGGGATCGCCGCCAGCCTCGGTGAGGGTGGCCTTCTGTGTCGCTGCAGGCAGCGCCTTCTCCGCAGCGGCTGTGTCGGCCTGCCCGGCATACCGCTCGTTTGTCGCCGTACCGAGCTGATCCATCTGCGTCTCGTACTCCGCGAGTCTGCGAGCGAAGTCCGGATTGAGCGAAACCACACCCGCCTGCTCAAGGCGCCGGATGGCGTGCGTGTCGGGATACCCGTCATCCGTGTCAGCCCACAGCTCCGGAAGCAGCTTCTTCGAGGCGGCAAGCCATGCCGACTTCGCCCCGACGTCTCCGTCCGGCATCGCACGCACTGCAGCATCACCTGCAGCGCTTCGCTCACGCCCAGCATCGCGGGCGGCCTCCAAGTCCTCCACTGGAGCCCAGGTCTCGCTCAGTGCGTTCTTGACGGCGTCTCCGCGCGTCTCGTCCCACGTCTTCGTGCCTTCAGCCATCACTTCCTCCCGCGGCGCTTCCGCACTGACTTGTACCGCAGGCGTGGCCGACCGCCAAGGGCCTTCTTCTCCGCCCGCGCCTTGCGCCTCGCTTCCTGATCGAAGTAGTCCTGCTGCTCCGACACGCTACGCATGCCGAACGGCACCACGTTCGTGGGCTTCGGATCTTCCCGCTTCCTGCGCCGGGGCATCATCCTCGCACCCTGCACCGCCATCGCCAGCGCGCTGACCTTGTCCCAGTGGTGACGCTCGCGACGCCCGCGCCCGATGCCGCCTCGAAGCATCTCCGCAGATGCCCCGTCCTCCGTGCGCTTGTCGTTGCGGTACGTGCTGAGCTGATCGACCGTGTCCGCATCTCGCAGCACCAGCTCATCCATGAGCCCGTCGATCAGGTGGCCGAGGAACTTGTCGATGTTCGCCCCGGTGACGGTGACGCCCGGCTTGAACGGCTTCTCGTGATGGAGGTTCCGGTAGTCCGCCGCCTTCATCATCGCGAGAGCACCTGCACCCACGCCGTTGGCCTCCATCACCACCTTGGCCATGTTGTACCGTGTACCGACCTCGATCACCTTCTTGCCGAACGCCACCGGATCGACGTGGTCTGCGAATGACGCCACCTGCGTCCACTCACCGTCGAAGACCTTGAGCACGTGGAAGGCTGCGTGGTCTCGGGCGGCGAAGCCTGCGGGGTCTGCCCCGAGGACGTACTGCGCCCCGGGCTGTGGGTCCTCGTACTCCGAGTACGGCGGTGACCACGGCACCAGGATGGACTGCTGGTGGCGCTTCAGCGCCTTGCCGTGGATGACCCCGCCACGAACAGCCTGCCAGCAGGTGATGTCGTCGAAGGGGTAGAAGACCTTGAACAGATCTGGGTTCCGACGGATCTCGTCGTCGGTGTCCATCATCAGGCGGCGGAAGGCGAGGTTGTCCCACCGCAGGCCCTGGTGCTGGTACTTCTCGAAGAGGCGCAGCTCCTCCAGCGTCGGCGTCCAGGTCTTGTTCCAGGGCCGCGCGTTGAGCTTTCCGTCCCAGAACGGGAAGAAGGCGTAGATGAACCGCCCCTGCTGCCGTCTGGCAGATCCGCACATCTCGCGCCACGCGTCCACCGAGGGTGCATCTGCAGGTGCCGGCGTCGCCTCGTAGATGGCAAGCCCGGCATCCCGGTTGATCATGGACGGGATGATCAGGTTCAGCGAAGGGCCCAGCTCCGCCCAGAATGGAAGCTCCGATCCGTGGAAGCTGTCTGGCGACTGCCCAATGCCCACCGCACCCGCGTGCGCGGACAGCGTGCGCATCTTGCCGCCGGGCGCCTTGAACGTGAGCTGCCGACGCTCTCGCGACGCCGCGGTCTCCGCACGAACCTCCGCCTCCCAGTGCTCGTGGCAGACGTGCACGCGCTCGTGCAGGTAGTTCGCACGCTCCTTCTTGTCTGCAATGCAGGCGTGGTCCCAGTGCTCGTTGTACGCTGCCTTGACGTACGCGCACAGCTCAGGAGTCAGCGACTTGCCGCCCTGGCGGTAGCCCAGCAGAACGAGCCACGTCGTCTGCCCGTGCTCCGTCAGCGGAGGGTTGTCGAAGTAGCTGATGACCGTGTCTTGCAGCCGATGCGTGATCGCCCGGGAGTCGTACTTGACGAGCCGCGACCGCTTCTGGTCGATAACGTGCCCGAAGGAGTGGAGCGCCAGCGCGATGTTGCTGCCGAGCTTCTCCCTGATCTGCGGGTTCAGCGAGGACACTATCCGACCTCGGCGTCAGGCTCGTCTGCGTCCAGGGAGAAGTAGGTCGCGTCGATCGGCTCGCTCTTCAGCCGCTCCTCCGCGTCGGTGAGCGCTGCGATGAGGTGCTGCGAGGCGCCCGCCACTGTGGGGCCCTTCTCCATCCGATCTGCCGAGAGTGCCACGAGCATCATCTCGGCCATCTCGCACAGCACCCTCGCGACCTCCGGGTGGATGTCGCCGCGCACGGTCTCCACCATCATCGCCTGCACGAAGTTGACATACTCCCCGTACGTGGAGATCGTAGTTGACCCCAGCCGGTTCGCCACGTCCTCGCGGACACCCTCGGGAACCGTCGCCAGCCACGTCATGTAGGCGCCATTCAGCGCCTTGCTGTTCGTGTTCGATCGCTTCTTACGGGATTCGGGCATAGGCTCGCACGTCGGGCACGTTCAGGTACTTTAGCCCAGGGCACAGCCGTCTGGGCTCCGAGCTTCTCTTCAGGTGATCTGCCTTCGCGAACATGCGCAGCTCGACGTGCATCGACTTCGGGACGCTCACCTTCGGGTCGCGCAGGTCGAAGGTGGCGAGCTTCCCACGCTCCTTGAGTCGGCGCCGCAGGTCCCCCGTGAACTTCCACCGCTCAGGCAGCGCGAAGCTGACGTTCCGCGCCCACAGGTTGAAGAAGGGCTCGTTCCAGATGTCCTTCGCGCCCTGTCGGATCAGATCTGCGTAGTTGCCGCCCAGTGCGTCCTCGATGACGTGCTCCCCCGCGCCGAAGGCCCAGGCTGTGAGCGCGAGCGCTCCCTGGGTGGCGAGGTACTTCGTCGTCGTCGCGCGGTACCAGCAGGCCACGTCGATTGGCTTGACGTCCTCGCCCTCGGGGAAAATGTCGGATTCAGGCCAGCGCATCGGCGGCACGAGTGCGTCCTCCGAGCCCAGCCACAGCGCGAACACCGTTCCCACGTAGATCCGATCACGAATCTTCTTGTGGACGGTCGCGAGTCGTCCGAGGTCCGTCACATCGAAGAACAGCGGATCAGCGTGTCGTGCGAAGTGCGCCAGCGGGTGCACAGATCGCCCGTAGTTGCCGAGCACCGGACAGTCCAGCCGGCCGGTGCAGGCGGTCATCCCGCCGCGACAGCTGCCGTCCACTCTCGCCACAGAATGACGATGCGGCGGCGCTTCCCTCGGGCCTTGGCGTCCGTCCCAGCCTCAGCCCACGCGTCGGAGAGACCCTCCCCCTTCTGCGCCTTCCTGGCAACCGACGCCGTCGTGGACGCGCTGTTCGGCTGGTAGGACTTCGATCCGATGAGCCAATTGCGGAACGCGTCCGCATCGTCGTAGGGCACCGTGCACGGCGGCGGCTCGGGATCGTACTCTCCGCTGCCGAGGCTCGCCGTGAGCGCCCCCCGGAGGACGTCGTGGTAGTCCGAGTCCCGGGCCTCAGCCTGGGCCTGGGCGGATGTCGCTACCTCCGGACGGATGTGCAGCGTCAGCTTGACGTATCGTTCTTGACTCACCGTGTCACCTTATGACTTCGACGGAACGCTGTCAAGGCGCATCATGCGCCTCAACTCCCCATCGGCTCCGTGATCTCATCCTCGATGTCCTCGGCGACCGGAAGAAGCTCGGGCTCATCGGGGATGCCTTCCGGCGCGAAGATCTCCTCGAACTCCGCCCGCATGAACGCCATGACGTCCTTGTCCGGCAGATCTTGCAAGGGGCTGCGCACGCGCTCCGCAGGCTTGGCCTTCTCCGTCTTCTGCTCCAGCTCGCGGCGACGCTGTCGGATCTTCGTGACAGTCACCTCTTCCGCGTGCTTCTCGACGACCATGACGCCGTCCGAGAGGAGCTTGAACACCCGGGGCACGGGCTTGTCCATCGAGCGGAACATGTCGAGCAGGTGCGCCGGCACCGGCCTGAGCATCCCGTCGAGCTGCATCACGTAGTCCCCCGGACGCACGTCACGGTGCGCGGGGATCGGGATCTTCCGGAAGACCGGCTTCCCCATCAGGGGTTCCACGTCGGCGTGTGCGCCCAGGGCGCCCAGGGCCCGTAGAGGAGCTGGACATCGTCCAGCGACGCGAACGCCGCCTGAGGCGTCATCCCCCGCATGTTGTCTGCAGACCACTCGACACCGCGCACGCGCCACACCTGCCCCAGGCGTAGGGGTGGGACCTCCAGCGGCCACAGGTAGTCGACCGCCTGCAGCCCTTCCGAGAGGTCGACCTCGCGACCATCGAGGATCTCTTCGCCGCGGATGACCTTCGAGTACGACTCGTCCGTGTCCTGGTCGACCGCGGTGAACATGCGGACACCGTCACGGCGCACCCAGGCACCGCCCCAGTAGCGCCACCAGGGCCGCTTCGGGTGCGCGTCCTTCGGCTGCGGGTACCGATCGAACGGAGCAGCCACCTGCCCGTTCTCGTTCAGGAAGAGCACGTAGCCGTGAGGACCCACGAGTCCCACGTTGACAGCCATCCCGGGGAATCCAGACATCGACAACTCCTTGGTCCCTTACGCTATCCTCCCTTCTCCTCAAAGTCAACTCGGATGACCTCTCCGCCCTCGGGGCGCTGCCAACGCCACAGCCTGCGAGCCTTGCCCGCTTGCTGCTTGCGTCCCTTGGGGCTCGCGCCGATCTTCTTCAGGACGTCAGCAACACGCATCTGCTGCCCCCGCCCCATGCGGTCGGGCGTCAGCTCCAACGCGTGCTCCATCAGGTCGCGCACGGTGAAGGTCGCCCAGGTTCCCTGCTTGCCTCCCGCGATGAGCCAAGACTCGATCAGCTCGCCCCAGGCGTCCTGTGACGTGAACTCGTCCGCGACCAGCCCGCGCTCCTTCTCGCCACCACGGCTGAGCCACCAGGGCTCCTTCCTCTCGTAGAGCGCGACCGCTTCCGACCACAGGTTCTCTCGATTCGCCCGAAGCCACTCCAGGTCGATCTTGCCCACCCGCACCGGCCAGAACCGCCGTGAGCCCGTGGGGTCGCTGAGGAAGGCGTCGTCGTTGGTGGTCGCGCAGAACACCGTGTGCCGATCGTGGCGCTCCGCTCGGCGCCCGTAGGGGAGGCGGAACGTGTCGTCCTGCGCGGAGAGGAACGCCTTGATGGTCGTGCGGTCCCGTCCTCGGAAGCCCTCCAGCTCAGCAATCTCGTAGATCCACGCAGCCCGGAGCTGCATGTAGGCGTCCTTGTTGCTGAGGTTCAGGGGGGTGTCGCTGAACCAGTCGTCGCCCGCCAGCGCCCGCATGGCCGTCGACTTGAACGCCCCCTGAGGCCCGACGAGCACGAGCACTGAGTCCGTCTTGGTGCCCGGCACCAGCCCGCGAGCGACGGCTTGGATGAGCCAGCGCTTGCCCATCTCCCGATGCAGCGGGGTGTCCTCGACGCCAAGGCCGCGGATCAGCCACGTGTCTGCCCTATCGGTGCCATCCCACGCCATCGCCCGCAGCTGCTCCGCCAGGGGGTTCCGCGCCCGTGCCCGGCAGATGGCCGAGACCACGCTGGTCAGATCGGTCGAGGAGTAGTTCAACCCGTACGCCTGCTCGACCCAGCGCCGCATGCCGGTCTCGTCGGCGTCTGCCATCGGCACGTCATCGATCATGTCGACCGCCCGCAGGACGTCGAACCACAACCGGCCCTTCCAACGCACGTCCTCTTCGAGGATGACGTGGAGGTTGTTGATCGACTTGCTCGGCGGCCACTTCCGCTTGCCCTCCTTGTCGAGCTTCCAGTCGAGCTTGTCGAAGATGCCGACGTCTCCGGCGATCTTCGTGACTTCGGTCTCCTCCTCCCACCACCACTTCGCCGGGGTCTCGATGTGCCCATGGTTGCCCGAGGTGCACACCAGGAGGACGCCCGTGCGTCGCTTGCGGAGGAAGGCGGCACCGAAGCTCGTCTCGCCCGGGACATGCGGGCAGTAGCACTTGAGCTTCTCGCCGGGGCTGGCCTTCCGGGCCCACTTGCGCACCATGACGATGCCCGACTCGTGGGAGACCGGCATGTCCCCGTCGAGCATCTCCGCGCCCAGGGGGGCGCCGCTGTAGGTGCCCTTGAGCACCTCGTCGACATCCAGGCAGAAGCCCTCGACGTGTCGAAAGTGATACGCGTCAGTGGCGACTGTCGGGACGAACCATGCGCGGCTCGGATCCTTGCACTGCTTGTCCGGCCGCGCTCCGGAGTCCGTGCTCCGCGCAGATGCCCACGCCCAGATGCGGTAGTACTCGGAGACGGTGACGGGACGCGTGAAGGGGACGAACACCCGGCACTTCGGGTACTCCGCCCTGTGGCTGGGCGTCGTGTGGATCAGACAGCCCCAGTCATTCCAGATCTCCTCGACCAGGGCGAGCGAGCTGCCGCCGTCGTAGTCGAGGCCCAGGGCGTAGACGCCCTCGATGGCTTTGAGCCCCCGACTGGCGCCCTCTTTGAGTCTGACGGGCTGCCACAGCGGCAACTCCATCTTCGTGGCGCCGCGCTTCTTCCCGCGACCGATGCCCTCCTCGCACAGCTTGGTGACCCACGTCAGCCACGCCGTCGGGCCGGTCTTGATGGGCGTCGACTGCGCTCGGTTGCCGAACACGCTCACCCACAGGCGCACGTCATCGGTTGACGCCGTCACCTGCCCTCCGCTATCGTTCATCTGCTACCTCGTTCGGCGCCCGCTGGTCTGACCTCCCCAGGCTTCCAGCGGGCGCTCTTCGTAGGGGGCACCACCTCGGCGGCCTGAGCAACCTACGAGGCTGATGCCCGTGGCGTCAAGGTGTCGAAGTTGACACGGCGAGGGATCAGCGCTCCACCGGCAGATCTGGCATGCCCAGCACCCTGCGCAGCTTCTCCGTGTAGCAGGGCCCCGGGGTGAAGTCGCCGTGGTTCTGGCAGCCGCCACTGTGGTCGAGGCAGCACGGTGAGTCTGCGCCCGAGTCTTCCGCCATCATCTGGAGGAGCTGGCGCGACTCGATCATCTCGACCGCCATCGAGTACACCTCCTTGGCGTCCATGGCGTAGGTCGAGTGACCCCGGTGCATCGGCAGCGGGTCGAGTCCCTCGGGGTCTGGGCGCGGTGAAGCGGTCATCAGCACAAGCTCCAAGAGTCGTTCATCGGTGAGCCTCACGTTCTCCTCCCTTCCTTCCGATCCCACTCCTTGTGCTCTTCCCACCACGCCTGGACTTCAGGCGGCAGGAAGCTGTTGACGCCTCCCGGCCACGAGACCTTCTCCAGCTCGCTGAGCGGGGCGCACAGGCCTCGTGAGAGCATGTCGATCTGGATGCCCCGCTTCATCGCGATGCGGCGAAGCTCCGAGATGCTGGAGGTGTTGTAGTCCGAGGCTGTGGGCCCGCCTGGGCCGCCGCTACATCCCATCGATTCTCCCCTTCGTTCACAGCCACGGTAATAGCGCGTCTCCGTGACGTCAAGAAGAAATCTGAACCAGACGTGCGAAGACCCCGAGGGGCACTCCTCAGGGTCTTCAGGTAGGATCCGTTCCTGCCTCGCGCGGCGGTGTCGGGTCGCAGCGAAGGTCAGCGTAGCAGGGCGAAGGAGGTTCGGGCGGCTGGATTTGAACCAACGACCGCCTGCTCCCAAGGCAGGTGCGCTACCAGACTGCGCTACACCCGAAGATCTCCGCCCCTGCTCAGCAGGTTGGTCGTTCGGGTCGGGTGGTACGCAGGATCATGTTGATGGCACCCCCCGGCTCTCGCACGGCATCGCCCAAGGGTGAGTCCAGTACGCAGGGGGTGAGCAACCCTACTCCGTGGCGCCGAAGTTGTCCAGGAGGTCGCGAAGTACGCGCTCCAAGATGCCTGAAGCGGAGATGGCGTCTGAGGTCATCGACCCCGTCTCCCACAGGCGCACGCCCTCCAGCGCAGTAACCAGCTCGACCACGACGCGCAGATCCAGGGGTCCGTACTTGTTTCCTGCGAGCGCGTGGGCCCGATGGCGGTGGTAGGCGAAGGTCGGGTTGGGCGAGGGGCCGAGGTCTGACACGACTGCCCACAGCGCCCCCACGGTGGCGGGGTCGGAGAAGTCCGGGCACTCGCCCTCTCCCAGCTCACACCAGTCACTTAGCCAGTCGTCAACCGCCCATACGGCGCTGTGCGGACTGGCCTTGACGCAGATGCCTCCAGCAGCCAGATCGCGCATCCCCGGCTTCCAGACCCAGCGCTTGCATGCGGCGGCCCGAATGCCCAAGTTCTTCAAGAACAGCTGCTCAGACATCCTGATCCTCCCCGCCCTCTTCCGCGTCCTCTTCGTCCAGAATCCTCCGGAGCCGCGCAGGCAGCGGCGTTGATCGCACCCGCTCGGCGTGGCGCTCCCACTGCGCGTCGCGCTCCTCGCGCATCTCGCACTCCCACTGCCCCAGGCCCCGCACGATGAGATTCAGGATGATCGCGTTGCGCGACCACCCGGTGCCCAAGGCGTCCTTCGTCAGCCGCGTGGTGCGGGCAAGTCTCGTGAGCAGCTCGGGGGGCACGTTCAGGTGCAGCTGCGTATGCCCGGTGAGGTGGAATCGCGTCTTCGCCGCGAGTGCGGTCCAGACGTCATCGGCCCATGCGGGCGGGGGAACGGTTCGCGCCATGTCGGTCTCCAGTATTCTCAACCAAGGTATAGACGTATGGGGGTTGTGTCAACACCAGATTTGAGAAAATGCGGCCGACCGACCTCTACCGACCTCCGAGCAGCCCAAAAGCTTCCGCGAAGGCCCATTCTCGCCCGCATCGACCGACCTCTACCGACCTCTACCGACCTCCGATAAAATGGTCGGTAAAGTCTAACCCCTCGGAATCCTTCCCCCTTTTCTATTACTCTACCATCTACCATCCTCTCAGGTATAGTATAAGAGAAGAAGAGTATGTTATAAAGAAAAGGTTTATAGAATAGGGAAACATACCAATCTGATATTGTAAGTAGTGACCCCCGTCGGTCGGTCGGTGAGGTTGGTCGATATTCGCGCATATCGCACCTTGAACCCAGCGTTTCGACAATGACCGACCTCTACCGACCTCTACCGACCTCACGCACGTAAAACTAAATAAATGATTAGGTGAGAGGGGGTGAGGATGAGGATGCGGCATAATAGGGTCAGCGACTAATAGAGAGATTTACCTGTGTGAAGAGAGTACCTCCCCCCGGAATACCGGACCCCCCCGCCCCCAACACCGGGATGCCCCCCGGAGGCGACCGACCCCACCACCCCTGGCCCCTCTCCTGGCCTCTCCTGGGGTTTGTACCTACACGTGTCGGCGAAAACCCCGTGTTTGCTGTGTTCCGTTACGGAAGAGAGGGCCCCGGGTACCCCGACGCTACCGAACGGAAGGGTAAAGAATAATGGGGTTATGACCGACACTCGATTTCCCTCAGGATCGACGCACGGCCCTTGGTCGGTACCCGTGCCTGCCTGGAAGGGGTCGACGCAGCCAGTGGCCAGCCAGACCCCTTCACGGTTATCTACTCACGGGTAGAATAGACCTGATTTCAGGTACTTAGGGCGCGTACCTCGAAAAAGGATCAACATTGCTCTTGGATCGGCCCAGGAAAGGCGGAATATGCAGGAAAGGGGGATTTCCTGCATAAATATAAGGAATAGACGGCGTATCTTTGCATAAAACCGAGGTTTCCCTCGCGCGGGGAGCCATATATAGCCAGGAGGGACTATTGCACTTCTGCACATTTCCACCCCAAACTGTGCAGAACCGCACAATGCCGACACAACCCCCTGAAATCACTGATATTCCTGCACTTCTGCTGATCTATTAGCAAGATGGCCAACACGTTGGCAGGAGCGGCGCCTGGGCAGGCTGCGGGCGCGGTGCGCAAAGATCTACGCAGGGCGTGTAAACCGTTTCGCACCGCGTAGACCGGCCCGCCGGGCCAATCGGCGAGGATTTAGGGGCTTCTGGGGTGCGAAAAGATCTACGCACTTGAGGGGCGGCGGATCGCGTAAGTGCCTGAAATGACGTGTTTTCAGGGGTTGGCACGGCCCCTGCAAGGCTCTCCAGGCATCGACACTGCGTCGATAGCCCCGGTCCGCCGGGGCACGGGCCCCACGGCCCGCGTCTTCCGGGACACAGGCGAGAGCTTGGGAATAAATCTCAAGTTTTTGTTTGACAGCCCCGGATATCGTGTAAAGTGGTGTCCATCGGAGATGCGCTGATAGCGACTCTCCAAGCTCTTTTCCCCTCCCTGTGAGGCGCCGATGCAGCGGCGATACCCCTGCGGACCCCCACGGGACTACGTGCGACGCCTGAGATGGCCGACCGCTTAGATGTCTCCTGGGCCTGGAGCAATAGTTCCGCACGGGCTCCCAGCCCGTGGGCGTTGACGTCGGCGAGACCGGCTAAGCGTCGTGCAACGTGGTCCCGGAATCAACCGGGCCCGTGGACAAGCCCCGAACCTGTCCCCGTCCGCAGTAGACCCCGCAAGGGGTAGAACCGGACACAGGCTCAGTAGGGATTCTATCTACGGTAGGGAGCAGGGCATACGCCCGTCAGGCTCCCAACGGCGTCCCCGAATGGCGTGGGGCGTGCGCGGCGCGGTGTCGGTCAGATACGGCGGGCAATGCCGCTGTCACTTGTGACGTAGCCGAGCCGAGGACGTTGGGAGTCCGGCTCGGAACCCTGAGGGAGAACCACGCGTCTCCGGGCCCCTCAGGCATAGCAAGCGAGACGCGACGGGCGAAAGGTGGGCCGGAGCTTTCGGGCTTCCATGGCAGGCCACAATCACCATTCGTCCGGGCTGGCAACCGAAACAGGACCGAGGGCCCGAGAGCCCCGGAGCTGGACATGGGCACAAGTTGAGGACGGGCATTGACTACGCCGGGCACTGAGGGGACTCGATCCCCCACTGCCCAACGGCAACGGTCGCAACCCCTGAACCCCCAGCAGTCAACCGATAGCGACACTGAAAGACCGGGGCGACCCGGCTCAGCCGAGCTTAGACCGACTACAAAGCACCCTCCAGGCCGGGCAGACTCACGGGCCCTCCCCTGAAATGAGCTACCAGCTACGCGCCCCAAGTAGGGGCATCCCGCAAGGGAAACAGGGCTCTCGGCAAGACCGAGACGGGCGTAGCTGGTGGCTCTTTACAGGGAGGTGAGAGAACATGGCCAAGATCTACCGCGACGTGCGGAACCCTGAGCGCTACCTCGGCTACGGCGGGCAGTCCTACGGGGCGGCTCCCGTTCGTCGCCGCAAGGCAAGCAAGCCGAGCGAGCCTCGCATCAACCCGCGCCCCCCGGGCACGACGACTGTGCTCCGCAAGGCGGTGACCCGTGGCTAAGCTCCACCGCACCACCAGCCCCTTGGGCGTGGGCCACAAGCCCACCCACTGCGGGCTCAAGCCGAGCACTGCCTACGTGGTCAACAGCTACGGCTACAGCATGAGCAGCGCTCGCCACCTTGCCGACCGCATTCACGTCCCACTGTGCCGGCGCTGCTGGCCGGACGGCGACACCGCGCATCGCACGGACTGTGCGACGCAAATCGACCACGCCCTCCGCTGTACCTGCGAGAGGGAAGCAACCTGGGAGGCCACCCGTGGCTGAGTACAACGGACACCGCAACTGGAACCACTGGAACGTGAGCCTGTGGCTCTTCAATGACGAGGGGCTGTATCGCCTGATGCGACAGGCCGTGCGGCACCACTCGACGTTGGACGCTGCCGCCCGACGGCTCGTGTCCTGCTACCTCCCGAGCGAGACGCCCGACGGCGCCCCCTACACCTTCACCTCGGTCCGAGCTGCGCTCGTAGGCTGGGAGGAATGATGCCTGAGACCTACCGAGACTGCCCCCACTGCGACGGCGAGGGCCACGAGCCCTGGCACCCGCACCCGGGCTGTGGCGACAGCGAGCCCCCCGCCTGCCGCCCCTGCGACGGCACGGGCATCCATCCCGAGGAGCTGGCTCGCCTGGACCAAGAGCTTGAGCAGCGCCGGGCCTGGGTGCACGGCAAGCCGGGCAGCGTCAGCGAGTGCCACCACCTGGACCACGCCGATGCCTCGGGCCGGTACGACGACTACTGAGGAGGTGAGTGTGAAGCGCGAAGACATGACCACGTGGGAGCTGCTGCGCCGGATCGAGCGCCGCATGGAGGGAGCACAGCTCAAGCTGAACAGCGCTGTGCTTGACGCCCGAGAGCTGCGCAAGCGGCTCGACACTGGGCCCGAGCTGCCCGAGGAGGGCGCCGAGGCGTGGCTCGCCATCGACATCATGACCCGAACGGAAATCTCCGATGCGCAGGCCCGGCGGGTGCTGCGCACCATTCCCAAGCTCAAGGAGCGGATCTGATGACCCGTGACCAGCTCTTGACCGAGGCCATCGACCGCCTGACCGAGGCCATCCGTCTGGCGGACGAAGCCTTTGACCTCGCCTGCACTCAGTTGGGTCGGCAGGTTGAGGACGACAGCACCTTGACGGACGACGAGTGCTGGGCTGTCGAGGAGGCAACCGAAGACCTCATCCGCATGACCGAGCCGATGGAAGCCTGCCGACGCAAGCTCCAGGGCGCGAGGGATCTGCCTGCCATCAAGGGGAAGTGAGAATGCGAGACCGACTGCTGACGATCGTGTGGCTGCTGACCGGAGTGATCTGGGTCGGCGTCGCGAACGCTGCCCTCGTGGGCTGCTACCTGGAAGGGCCCGACGCCGGGCTGGTGAGGGAGGACTGATGGCTGTGATGGACACCCTGAGGGCCTACGTCGACAGCGACCGGGACGTGCTGAGCGTGCTCCGGTGGGCTGGAGAGCAGGGCTGGAGCCTCGATCGAGTGCTGAGAAACCCACAACGCGTCGTCACCCGATGGCGGGCGAGTCTGGAGGACTGATGGATCCGACTGCTACCCTGAAGCTGCTACTCGGCGTGCTTGACCTCGACGATAGCCGCAAGCCCTGCTCCGATGCCTGTCGCGGAGAGCACGACTACCAGCAAGAGCGGGCGTGGCTCGCTGCTGAAGCCTACGAGCACGCCACAGCGTTGGATGCGTGGCTCATCTCGGGCGGGTTCCGCCCCACCGGGGACGAGGGCGGCGAGGCGTCAGCGAATGCCATCGCCAGGGCCTCCGAGCTGGCGAACGCTGTGCTCAGCGAGGCTCACCAGCGCGTGTTCCTGGAGAACTGGTGTGAGTGTGAAGACTGCGGCGAGATGACCTTCGCCCCGGGTGACAACGGCGACGTCTGCGCCGCGTGCGGCGAGGGCCTCTGCACCATCGACTACACCGATGGCTGGACCTACTGGACCTGCCTGCCCGGGTGCCTGCCTGACTCCGATCCCTTCGGCCCGTACGACACCATGGTGGACGCCGTGCAGGCTGCCCTCGATTCCCTTTGCGACTAAGGTGAGAGATGAGCAAGCTCCAGACCCTGATCGACACTGTTCACGAGTGCCGCATGGAGGGTGTGCTCATTGAGCACCCCGCCGTCGGCGGTGTCGGGTTCGTCTGTGCCACCAACGCCCAGGCCAACGTCGTGCAGCGGTTCGCCCGCAGCCTGGGCATCCGCACCACCATCCTGGGCATGACCGTCCACGCCTACGGCAAGGAGATCGAGCGATGAGCACCGCGATCCACACCCTGACGGCGGCTGACCGCCGCGTCAGTCTGATCTACGACCACGACCACATCCCGGAGTACGGGCTCGACACCCCGAAGGAGACGGCGGAGGCTGTGGCCTGGGAGCAGGAACGCCTCGACGACGGGCGCCTCACTGCCTACGGCGTCGTCACCGAAGAGCGCTGCACCCACTGTGGCGAGTGGGCTGAGACCGACAGCATCTGGGGCTGCGTCGAAGCGTGCCCCCCTGGCGGCGAAGACGACGACTTCACCCGCCACATGTACCAAACATTCATCGGAGGTGAGCTGTGACCTGGACCGAGACCATCTATGACGATGGCAAGGGCGCGACCCGCTACGTGGGCTGCGATGCCCTGCTGCACGGGGACTACTGCGGCAGCAGCTGCATCGGCGAGGCCAACATCGCCTCACTGATCGAGCTGTGCGACGAGTACGGCATCGAGTACGACCACATCCCTGCCCGTGATGCGAGCGCGGACACCGTGCGCTTCGGCTTCCGCGACGCACCGCAGCTGCCCGTGCTCATCGTGGGCGGGGGCTGGTCAAGCCGGTGGGCGCTCATCCGGGACGACGACCCGAGCCCGGAGGGCAGCTACACCATGCCCAAGGTGCTGCGGGACGTGGTGGCTGCACTCGCTGACTACCCCATCCTCGACGAGGACAAGCACAGTGAGACCGAGATGGAGGCACAGGCCGAGGCGTGGGAGAGCTGGGTCAGGGACGATCTGCGCCGGGGCCTGGACGAGGACGTGGAGGATGCGCTCGATGCGCACACTCCGCAGCCTCCCCACGAGGACGACGACATCGAGTACACCGCCTTCCGCACTGCCGCCGAGGAGTGTAACGAGTACTGGATCGACGAGACGGGTGGCATGTACTTCCCCGTCGACCGGATCAAGGATGCGTACGCTGCGGCGCTGCGCGAACTGCTGGGCATGCTGCCCGAGGAGGACTGATGACGACTCGCTGCAGCAGCATGCTCGACATCGCACGCCGTCACCTCGAAGCGCACTCACTGGTCATCGACGAGTACATCATGCTCGCCGCCCACGATGTGGAGCGCACCGTGATCGGACCCATGTGTCGGTGGTACGGCCTGACCTACAAGTCCGGAATGGGCACGTGGTTCTTCGAGAAGGACGGGAAGATCCTGTTCGACGGAGTCTGGTCTGACGTTGAGTCCTGTCCGGCTGACTGGGCTGCCGACTACGAGGCAGCCCGCGACGCATTGCACACGGTGGTCGGAGGCATCACCATCTCGGACTACACCCGCGACTACATCCCCCCTACGGAGGACTGAGACATGGCACGCAAGAGCTACCACGACAGGGCCGAGGCCCACGAGTACCTGTGGGATCTGTTCAAGGGACGGCGCAGCCGTGAGAGCCTGACGATCTATCCCGTGCTCCGCGCCGTGAGCAGGGACGGGATGTCCAGGTGCATCGACTTCTTCATCGTCCGCGACGGACAGATCCGCGACATCACGGGGCTCGTCGCCGGACTGCTGGGCTTGCGTCTCTCGACGAAGTTCGGCCCGGCGAACAACTCCGCCATCGTCGGGGGCTGCGGCATGGACATGGGCTTCCACGTCGTGTCCAACGTGAGTCGCGCGCTCTTCCAGGGCAAGCGCGACCGCCCCGACTACGTGATCAACTGCGAGTGGAGGTAGCTATGGCTGAGCACTGGCTCGACATCCTGCCCGCCATCACGCTCGCTCGGGGGGTGCCAGTCACGTCCTCGTCCCGGGCTCTCGCCACGCAGTTCGGTGACTACGGGCGCGGCGTCGTCGGCCTGCACCAGGACACGGCATCCGGCCCGATGGTGCGGACCGTCCGGGACACGGGCGACCTCGATGGCGGGTGGACCGCCGAGCACTGCTTCCGGGTCGACCTCGACGACCCCCAGGGCTTCGGGTACGCGCTGCGGTGGCTGGCCATCAACAGCGACGACCGCGCGGACGACATCATCAACCGGCTGTCCGACCAATGGCTCAACTGGTGGGAGTCCATCAATCCCGCCGACCGCCTCGCCCTGGCCCGCGCCATCGCTGAGATCATCAACACCTGAAGGGCGGAGCCGGCAACGGCATGCGCCCGGGGGCTGCGGCGCTTCCTGCCTCGCGCCCAGCCCCCACCCCTTCCACCCTGGAGAGACGATGTCCCTGATGCCCGAGCACCTCCGCACCGCGGCTACGATCTGCGGCCTGGAGGCCACCGCCGACCCGCAGGCTACCCACACTGCCCTGCAGCACGAGCTGTACACGGCGGGCCGCAACCTGAGCGGGGCGCACACCGTGCGCTCAATGTGCGAAGCGTTCCTCGAAGCGGCGGCCTCGGCCTGCGCTGACCTCAACGATCACGAGTCCGCCGGGCTCCTCCGCAACCTCGCTGCGCTGGCTGAGCCTGAGAAGGAGGACGCGAGCGATGAGTAGCTGCGAGCACAACGACTTCACCTTCGATCGCTACGAGGAGAATGGCAACAGCTACGTCGTCCACCTCACCTGCCGAAGCTGCGGTAGCTCCGGATCCTTTGCCATCGAGCACGAGTGGATCCTGTGGCCTGAAGAGGACGAAGAGGAGCCCACCGACTGCGACAGCTGCGACGGCACGGGCATCGTCGGAGGGCAGGGCTACCTGGGCAGCGACAACATGGATGTGGTGATGGTCGTTATGCCCTGTGACGACTGCACTGCGCACGAGGCTGTGCCCGCTGAGATCTTCGGCACGTACGACTACGAGCTGCCCGCCCGTGTCGAGCGGTACCTCAAGGCGGTGGGCGTCTTTGACTGAACCCTCTTGACACCATCTCTCTCCACTGTTAGCGTCACCCCGTCCCCACTGAGGAGGAACCCCATGTCCGTCGAGTCCTTCATCCCCACCACGAGCCGCAAGCGGCTGAAGCTGACGCACACCAAGCGTGCCCGCAAGCCGATCCCCGAGGCTGGCGTCGAGGTCGGCACCGAGTACTGGGCAGTGAAGCCCTACCGCCGTCCGCGCCGCATCTTCCTGGAGGAGCCCGCACCCGACGACGAGCGCCTGTTCGTCGTCAAGTACCTGAGCAAGAACGCGCTGATCCAGGTCGCGCGGGATGCCGTCGAGAGCCTCGACGTCAGCGACGGGAAGAACACCATCTACAACACGATCACCGAGGCGGCGGACATCATCGAAGGCGCCGCCTCCGAGTACGGCGAGAGCCGCGACAACATGCCTGTCGAAGGCAGCGAGATGTGGGAGAAGCTCGACGAGATCGCCAACGCTGGCGAGGACGTGGCGTCCAACCTGCGCTTCGCCGCTGACGAGGTCGACGGCCTGGACGAGGACGGCGACGACTTCGAGGACGAGCTGGAGATGGCGCTCCAGGAGGCGCAGTCCGCAGCGGGCGACGCCCTGTCCTGGGACGACGTGTAGCCGTGGCTCTCCTCTACTGCGCCGAGGACAAGCACGAGCCCGACGAGGACGTGATGTACCGAGACTGGTTCACCAACGTCGGGCACTGCTGGCTGACCCACTGCAAGCACTGCCCGCAGGAGATGATCATGCCCGATGAGACCGAGGTGTGGGAGGTGCTGCTCACCCCCACCCCCACGAGGCCCGCCTGATGGCAGATCTGCACGACGAGCTGCACGAGGAGTGGCGAGCGTTCAAGCTCACCGACTGGACGAGCAACGGGCGGGCGTTGTTCCGCTTCTGGACGATGGACGGCGTGATCGTCCATCAGGCTGCGACAATCCGCGAGAGCGGAGACAAGCCGTTCTGGCAGGTGTTCCGACCAGACGGCGCGACCTTGCGACAGGGGCCTTCGACGAGTGACGTCGATGCGAAGCGTGCCGTCACCGCCACGCTGCTCACGTTCATCTCCAAGATCAACGCACCCCGACCCAAGCACAGGCGCAACCGCAAGGGCGCCACCACCACCAACTACCTGGGCATCCTCGTCCTGATGTGGGCGATCGTGTTCTTCCTCGGAGACAAGGCATGCGGGTGACACTGATCGAAGATCACTTCGGCTACGGCGCGGAGAACCCCTTCGAGCCCACCGCTACCGGCCCGTGGCTTACCTCCCGGATCACAGCTTGGCGGCACGTCGTGCTGCGCATCGGCGACCGCGTCGTGCGCTCCCCCGGCTACGTGCCCGCCGACGAGCGGTCGGCACACGAGCACCGCCAGGGCCTCATCGAGATGGCAATGGCTGCCGCTGACCTGGACGAGCTGATCGAGATCGGTTGGCTCGAAGACTACTGGAACTGATGACCGCCTCTCCCCTCATCCCATCGACCCTCCGACCCTGGGTCCCCGAGTTCGCCGTCGACTACCAGCGTGAGGGCGTGCAGTGGGCGACCGAGCGCAACGCCGCCTACTTCGTGTGGGCAGCAGGTGCGGGCAAGACCCTCGGCGCCATCTGGACTGGGCTCGTGTGGCAGGCGTACTCCGGGAAGAAGGTGATCGTCGTGACCAAGGCCCCGGTGCGAGATCAGTTCCGTCGAGAGATCGAACGCTTCTCCACCATCCGCCCCCAGGTGCTCACCGGCAGGACGCCGCACCCCATCCCGCAGGCGATCGACTGGGTTGTGCTGGGCTGGCCAACCCTGGCTGCATGGCAGCCGGAGCTGTCCCGCTGGGCTCGGGGTGGGATCGTCATCTTCGATGAGCTGCACTACGCCCGTGCCTGGAAGCGAGTGGCGCGACGCATCAGCAGCAACAACAGGATCGTGTGGGACAACCTGGACAACATCTCCAACGCCGCCGCTGCGCTCTCGAAGGCGTGCCGCTATCGCCTGGGCCTCAGCGCAACGCCTGTGCCCAACAGCCTGATGGATCTGTGGAGTCAGCAGGATGTGCTTGAGCCCGGCTGCTGGGACACGAGCTGGAACTACGCCCACGAGTACTGCGACGCCTCGCCCGGTGAGTACGGCGGGCTCGACACCTCGGGCAAGTCGAACGTCGGCAGGCTGAAGAAGAACCTGCGGCGCACGTGGCACCGTGTGAAGCAGGCCCAGGTCAACCGCTTCCTCCCGCCCAAGCGGCGGCAGCTCGTCTACCTCCGGAAGGAAGATCAGTCCCGCCCGGCTGCGTTCAAGCAAGACCTGCGGCGGGCAGCCAAGAAGGGCAAGCAGAACCTGCTGGAGATGCGCCTCATGGAGGCCGCCACCCGCAAGCAGAAGTGGCTGGTCGACACAGTGATGGACGCCCTGATCTGCAAGCAGAAGGTGGTCATCTTCACCGGGCGGCAGAAGGACTGCGAGAAGCTCGCCGAGGTGCTGAGCAAGAAGATCGAGAAGCAAGGGCTCGGCTGCCCCGTCTGGTTCGGACACGGTGGCTTCGGCCCTGCCCACGTGGACACCACGTGCGTCGAGTACATGGCGCAGCCTGGGCCCGCCTTGCTGGTGGGAACCGGCGATGCCTACGGCGAGGGCAAGAACCTCCAGGACACCGACCTGCTGGTGCTGTCGATGCTGCCGTACACACCCGGGCAGATCCTCCAGCGAGAGAACCGGGTCGCCCGACTCGGGCAGACCCGCCCCGCCCTGGTGCTGTACCCCATCGCCGAGGGCACGGAGGACGAGCGCATCGCCAGCATCCTGCTGCCCAAGCTGGAGCAGGTGAGCGAGGCGGTGGGCGACGAGGAAGCCGAGGCTGTCATGGCGGCAGTCGCGGGAGACGAAGACGAAGAAGAGATCCTTGCGAGGATCTTGTGGGAGATGGACGATTGAGCCAGTGGGCATACACCACGACGCGCTGGGCCATCTACCTCCGTGACGGGCTCGCCTGTGTCTACTGCCGCGCCACCATCCAGGCCCTGGTGAAGGATCCGGACGGTGCGAACTTCCTCACCCTCGACCACGTCAGGCCCCGCACGAAGGCTGGCTCGAACCAGCCGAGCAACCTTGTCACTGCCTGCTACGCCTGCAACACACTCAAGGGCCGAGGCTCGCTGCTCAGGCTGTGCTCCGATCTCGGCCTGAGCTACAACGCAACCCGCTCTCGTAGCGGGCGTCATCGCCGGCAGGACATCGAGCGCTACCGCCCCGCCGCCAAGCTCCTGCTCGGCCGCATCCCCGGTGTGCCGATCGCCCAGCTGGTCGTCGACCACGACTGGCTGGTGCGCAAGCAGTGGGAGGGCGCCTTCGAGCAGGAGCTGTGGGAACACCTGCAGTCTCAGAACGAGCTGTTCTGCCGCGAGTGCGGCGGGACGTTACCTCACCCCGAACAGGATCCGATCGAGTATGACGACAGCATCTTCTGAGGAGTCTCCATGATCCTCCTCGCCCTCCTCGCCTGCGCCGAGCCTATCACTTTTGATACGGCTGCGCCGATCGAGTACCCTGAGACGGAGTGCTCCATCGAGATGAAGGTCTCGCCCACGATCACCGTCAACACCGATGGCACCGTCGAGTGGGTCGAGTGCTTCGACACCGTGAGCAGTCAGCCCACCATCGTGTACGACTACAGCGGCTGCTGCCCAGCGCCCTGGGAGTACCTGTGGTTCGACGGCGGCTATGTCTACTGCGTCATCTGGTAGATCTTTTTCCTTGACGCTGGCTATCCATCTTGATAGCGTGCTCTCCCCAATCAACCGATCTCCCCCGGAGTCTTCATGTCCGCCCTGCCTCTCGTCTCCCTGCCCGACGACCGCGCCGACATCGGCCGTCGCCAGATGCGCCTCTTCGCCAAGGGTCGGATCAAGGGCTACAGCGCCATGTCTGCCGACGACCTGTTCGAGCGGCTCACCGAGCTGAAGGCGCAGGAGAACATCCTGGAGCCCGAGCCTGTCGAGCCTGTCGAGCCTGCCGAGGAGCCCAACGACACCGACGCCTTCGACCTGTTCGACCACATCGACGACGAGGACGAGGAGCCCGAGCCCGAGCCCGAGCCCGAGCCCGAGCCCGAGCCCGTCAAGGCCAA